TTACGCCATTATAAATTATATATAGACGATATTTTGAACTACAATCCAGATAAATCTCTTTCTGACAAAAATGAGGACTTGTTGAGAAAAATGTTTTACCAAATTCAAATACCATTTAAAAAACATTGTCCACCACAACGATCAACATTTTTACCATACAATTATGTTTTATACCAATTCTTAACGCTCTTGGATTTAAAAGACTTGCGAAAAAAAATTGTGTTGGTAAAATCAAATAAAACCTTGGAAAAATTAGATGAAATATGGGAAAAAATATGCTTCGATTTGGATTGGACATTTCATCCCACCACAGTTACAAATGACGATGATTGGTATGAGGACACTGCTTTATTTCCAAAATCTATTTCAACATCATCATTAAGTTCTTCTATTTCATCAACCAGTAGTAGTTCTCCAGAATTTCGAAAATTTGGGACAATTCATGATTTGAGTAAGAGTCTAACTGCCAGTGAAATTCATGATTACATAGACCAACTGAATGATTCACAAGTAATGAGTGAAGTTCACTCTCATCCTCCGACATTCAATAGTATATTACAGTCACACGACAACAGTGGCGGTGATGACAACCATAATGACGACTATGATGATTTAGCTTCTTATAGTAGCAGTAGTGATGATGACAACCATAATGACGACTATGATGATTTAGCTTCTTATAGTAGCAGTAGTGATGATGAAAACAATATAAATTCAAAAAATAAATCTAACAATATGAATATGGATATTGAACATGAAACTAAAAATAAAAAACAAGAAAGCAACGATATTCAAGGTTTAATCATCACAGGAACCACAGTTGAATCACCTATCCAACCAATTATTATAGATTCACCAGAAGCAGATCCTGTGACAGAAGAAACAAAGAAGGAAGAAGAAATAAAGGAGGAAAAATCAAGGGAGGAAACAATTCCTTCAGTAAATTCACATTCGTCAATGGTTGAAATTGACCTGAATACCCCGGGACCAACACCATTTGATACACCCAATCACACAGATGATGATATGAGTGTTAACAGCAATAGCAACAATTTAGAAGAACATTTATTATATGATGTTGAAGATTCAGCACCCACAAAACCAGAAAATGTTAATGGAACTAAAAATTGCTGGAAACAATTTATTCAATTTTTAAAAAATTTGTAAATTTGCATTTGAAATTTGCATTTGTAATTTGCATTTGTAATTTGCATTTGAAATTCGCATTTGAAATTTGCATTTGAAATTTGCATTTGTAATGACAAAAAAATAATAAAAAATAAAAATTAAAAAATTTATATTTTTAATTTGTGTTTTTAATTTGTGTTTTAATTTAAGAAAAGTCACTATCTATCTCACTAAATGTATTATCAATTAATTATCAAAGGTCTTGTCAATAGACCAAAAATCAGAGCAATATGCCTGTTTTTGACCTTCATCGTTTTGATGCCAGTACGTTTCACCATCACCTCTATTTTCCATACTGAAATTACCCATCATGTAATCATATGGCATGTAGAAATTTCCATTATCTCCCCAATCTTTACCCCAGGAATTGCGAACAATAAAACACTGTTTCTCATCATCAAACCCCACACACAAAACAGCATGACCACCCATTACACGCTCACCTTCTTCTGGAATTGGCATAATCCATGTTTTAGGATCCCAACGACTGGAATCTTCAAACGATTCAAAAACCACAAATCCAAACGCAAATACACATCCATCTTCAAGACATCCCTTGAAATCATCAAGCGTTTGTGTGACACGATGTTGGTCAATGGTGAAATGATCCTTTTTGGCTTCTGTATAACATTGATCACCCGGTTTGTCTTTGAATTTACTGACATCATATGGCCACATACTTTCTGGACAAACACCATATTTCTTTAAAGTAATAATGCCATCTTTGATTTGCGCACCAGAATCCGATCCGGTAGTTCCTTCCAAATAACGCTCGTTGTAGTAAATGAACAACCTTGAAGGCACAAATTCATCTGAACCCCCACTACTCACATTATTTTCACAATTGTAGCGGTAGGTATATGCTCCACTTAAGGCATTGGCAGTACATGAACCCAATGTACCTTGATTAAAAACTGGACCACATTTTCCAATATGACTTACTTTTTCTAATGGCGTTTGTGCTCGATTGAACTTGATAAATTTATCATCGTGGTCACTGGCATCTGGACGCCAATTGTAAATAAATGTTGGACGCTGAACAACAACTGGATGGTCTTCAGGGTCTTGTTTCGAAGAAGAAGATGCTTTTCTGTTGATTAAGTTTCCCATTTTTATATAAGTTTTATTTCTGTGATGTTTTTAAGTGATTTTAAAGTAACTTTCAAATTTTTTTTATATTTTTAGAATTGTGTGCATGAGAAAACATAATTACCTGGAGAGGAGAAAATACGAAAGAAAGAAAAAAAACATGATTTAATTTGGAAATAATATGAAAATAATTTGAAATTAATTTCAAAATAAATCAATAAATAACATTAAATAATACCAATAAAACCAATAAATAATGGCCAACATATTTAGCAAACATTACTATCAAACAAATTATCAATTTTACCAAAAATACCATTCTAATATTTATAATAAATTGGTTCATATATTTTGTATTCCAGGGATTGTGTATAGTTTACTTGGATTACTTATGAATTTAGAGTCACATTGGGCATTTAAAAATAATACAAAAAATAAAAAATTATTAAGTCTTTTATTATATGGATTTTACATGGCATATTATTACACAATTGCTCCCAATCATATTTTTCGAAAAACTCTTATGTTTTACTCTTCCATTTATATCGCATCTGACATGACTTATAACAACATATCGAATTCAGTCAAACCATTTCTATTTATTCAAATAGTTTCCTGGGCTCTTCAATTGTTATCACATCGATTCATTGAAAAAAACAGTCCAGCATTTAAAGATGGATTTGTTCAATCCTTTTTAACTGCTCCCGTATTTGTAGTGGATGAAATCTCGAAATTTGTACCAAAACTGAAATTCTGGCCAATATTTTTGGCATTACCGATAGCCAAAATAGCTTTTGAAGGTTGGTAAAAATTAGATTTGACCATTTGAATTTAGTTGTGGTTTTGATTTTGATTTTGATTTTGATTTATCGATAATATGAACATCTCCAGGTGGTTTGTCCCATTCTGTTTCCATTGTACCTTGTTTTTTGTAATAATATATATTTTTTATTGGATCATATAATTTATACCAAACTCTTTTAATAACTACATCTCCAGTTGGTTCGTCCCATCCTGTTTTCATTGTACCTTGTTCGTTGTAATAATATTTATTTTGTTTTGAATCATAGAATTTATACCAAACTCTTTTAATAACTACATTTCCTGTTGGTTCTTCCCACTGTGTGGTCTTACCTGCTTCTTCATTATAGTAATATTTCTGTGTGTCTTTGTTCAATTTTTTATGCCAAACCACAGGTTCTGGGTTTGATTCTGATTCTAATTCATCAAATTCATCATCAGAATAACTATAATCGTCGTCATCCTCTTCTTGTTTTTTTTTTTCAAGTTCAGTTCTTCTATTGATTTCAGCTCTTCTTTTTATAATAAATTGACCATGATTTTTAATTAATTTATTGGCAAACTCGGTTATGTTTTTTGATTCTGAAAGTTCAAATTCATATTTAAAATTCATGTTGCCATCAAATATGTAAAAATGAGTGATTTGATCATGACTTGGTAATTTAGCGTCAGTCTCTTGATTAAAATATTTCTTTAAATGATCATCATCTGATAATAACACACGACCAGATTTTTCATTCTCGCTTGTCCATTCTACGAATATTTGTCCGCGAAACATTGTGACAACTTCTGTCCAATTTAAAGAATCATCATCCATTAAATATGATGAAAGTGTTGATCCAGAGGAGATGTGTATTTCTTTTATTTTAATATAAAAATTATCAGCGTAGATTTCCGTTGGGTCATCCTCAATTTTTATTTCACTCATTCTTTTTAAAAGCACAGATCGTTTTCCATGTAAAGCCTCTTCAGATGTTGTAGCTGTTGTCCCTGAGAAATCTGATATAATCATACGAAGTACATAATCATTGTTCTTCGGAATGATATTTTCAATTGTATGAGATATGTCGCTTGGTGATAATTGAAACATTGCATAAATACCAAAATTGTTTGATTCATCATTTTCATAATCAAACTCATCATCTCGACATAAATAAATATTGTCTTCCTCCTCTTTTAAATCATAAAAAGATGTACAATACTTATTACCGATTTTATCAGCTAAAGTAGCTAATGTATCATTGGTAAGTTTGGTAAGTTCACTTTCTTCTAAAAGAACCGCAGATGTAATATTTTTTGATTTTATAAATTCCTGTAATCGTTCTTTAAGCGATTTAGATTCTAAATTTTCTAGATTTACAACTGTTGATTTAATAAATCCAATAGAATCCGCACGTAGCAATTTTATTTGTTCCTCATTCATTAAAAAATTTATTGTTGTTATTCCAGATTTAGTCAATTGAACAAAAAAATTACCTAACCCTTTTGATTGACTTAGTTCCATTACGCGTGATAAACTTAAATTATCATTTGAAATAATATGATCAATTGTTATTTGTGGATCTCCGTTGAAAAATTGGTCCTTAAAATCTTTTTTAAAATGCTGAAATAAAAAGTATTTATCATCTATGATGGTTGCTACAATAGCTTTGTCACGTGAGTTGATTTGACGGTCATTTAATAGCAATAATTCATTTAATTCGGTTGGTTTATGTTTGAGATGTACTAATTTATATTGATCTCCTAATTCAGCAATTCTTGAATTAAGTGTATCTGGAATTTTTGTCAAATCACTTATTTTTATTTTTTCCATAATTATTTGTTTTGGGTCTATTTGAACATTATGGAATAAGTGTGATATTGTTTTTGCCTGTTTTTGTTGATTAAATAATTGTGTTTTAGATTGAGATTTAATATACTTTCGCCTTATATCTCTTACTGACGCTCCTTCATCAAACCCTATTGCTCTTTGTGTTTTTGAATGTTGTTGTTTAAGCGAATCTAAATATCGCTGAGCTGCTTTACTTTTTTTGCCTATTGTTATATTTTTTGTAATTTGTCTCGTTGTTGCTGCGGCTGCTCCACCAGTTAGAATAGATTTTTTTTTTTTTGTTTTTTCATTGGAACCACCCTTTAAAAATAACAAATAATTTCGAAGAATTTGTTTTCCAATGGTTCCATTAACTTTGACATATCGTCCCGTTTTTGGATTTATGATTTTAGTCCACATCTTTTATATTATTTATAGATAAAAAATAAAAATAATTGTTTGAAAATGTTTTTAAATTACCAAACAAACGTTTTTTAAATTCTTTGACT